AACCTTTTCAATTTACCTGCTGAAACCAAGTTTCAATTTATGCGCAAATGGATTCAAGATGATTTATTGAGAATCCGCATTGTCATGGATAAGATTAGAGAACAAGGCGGGAAAGTCGATGAAAGCAATGACGTGGTTCTTGCTATGGAAGCGGCTGGTAATATCGCAGCGAACCAATTGGAAAGTCTTAAAGAGCGTTTTATTCAACCGCTAATTGATAGAATGGCGAAAATGAATGTAAACAAAGATGAAATTGGTTTACTTCTTTATGCTAAAGGCGCTCCTAGTCGTAATGCGTATATCCAATCGATTAATCCTAAATTCCGTAAATTAGGTGAAGGTGGTAGTGGTATGACTGATGCACAGTCAGCGGCTATTATTGAAAGATATAAAGAAACAATGGGTGATAAATACCCAGAGTTTGAAAAGTTAGTTGATGATTGGCAAAACATTCAAAACATAGTTAAACGAATCTTAGTGCAATCGGGTGACATTTCACCAGAGCAAGCAGAGGCATGGGATAATGCGTCAGATTATCATGTTCCAATGAAGGGTTTTGAAGAAGTTGACGAAATAACCGGTAAAGCAACTAAGAAATCTAGCCGTGGGAATATTGGGCAAGGTTTTTCTATATCGGGTAAATTTGATAGACGCGCATTAGGTCGTCAATCTCGTGCTAATCAAATTGTTGAAAACATTGTTATGAATTTAGAACGCGCTGTCATTCGTTCTTCTAAAATGTACACGCAATCAGTGCTTTACAAGTTAATTGAAGATAATCCCGATGCTAAGTTATGGAAGAATGAAGTTACTCCAATGCAACCGGTAATGGGTAAATCCAAAGCGCAATACGTCATGTACTTCAACGGCAGTGAGATTGGTCAACGCGATACACTAAAAGATGCCCGTCGCTACGTTGAAGCAGAAACAGCGCGAACAGGACAATCTAAACGTGAATACGAAATCATCAAAGTAGGTGGTGAACCACAAGTTACTTTGATGAAAAAACCTTATGACCAAAATGAAGAAATATCTTATTGGCGTAATGGTAAACAAGTTCGTATTACAGTTAACGATTCAGAATTTGTACAAGCGTTTAATAGACTAGGTGACGAGAACATTTATTCCATGTTTAAGGTCTTGGGCGCTTTTAATAGATTCTTGCGTCATGCCTATACGATTTTAAACCCTGTGTTTATTATTGCAAATGGCGTAATGGTTGATCCAGCAGTCGCGTTATATACCAATACCGCTAGAAAAGGATTTAAATACGCATCCACCGTGTTAGCTAATACTCCAATGGCTTCCTTGCAACTTGCTAAATATATGGCAAAAGGAACATCGGGCAATGCGCAGTGGGATAACACAATCAAATCTTACCTTGATAACGGTGGTAAATCGGGAACAGCCTTTATTTCAAGCATTGAGCAAAAAGCTGACGAACTTAACTTAGCGGTTTTAAAATCAAAAATGATGGATACTAAGTTTTATGAGTATCCACTTGATAAATTAAAACTGATGGTTGTAGATAATAAACTTGCTAACTTAATGAAATATTTAGGGGAAGTTGGCGAAACAGCAACCCGTTTATCCACCTTTAAAGTCGCTGTTGATAAAGGTATGAGTCCTCAAGAAGCAGCTAAAGTTGCACGAAATGTAACCATCAACTTTAATCGACGCGGTATTGTCGGTAGAGAACTTGGTGCTATGTATTTGTTTTTAAACGCATCTATCCAAGGTACTGAAAACTTAATTGATGCTACTATTCATGGGGAACATAAAGTACAAGCTACCGCGATACTTTCAACTTATGTTGCATTAGGCTATTTAATAGCATTACTGGGTGGAGATGATGGGGATGATGATTTGATTCCCGAAGAAGAAAAAAATAGATATGTCAGCATTGTATTGGATAAAGAAACCGGACTTCGCGTCAATTGGAAACTTGCCTACGGCTTATCGTTCTTTAAGGATGTCGGTACAGCAATCCATAGAATACAAGCAGGTGGTGATGTGGAGAAAATTACCAATAAACTGATGTCATCTTTCTTTGGTAACTTTGCTTATGTCAACCCAATGGTGTCGGGAGAATGGGATTCTAAAGATTTAATAGCAGGTATGATTCCTACCTTTGGGCGAATTCCTTATTCGGTTATTAATAATAGAAACCAATGGGGTAAACCTATTTATCCAGAAGATGTTTACAACACCACTGTTCCAGATAGTGAAAAAGAATGGTCTACAACAAGAGGTACGATGTATTCCGATTTTGCTAAATGGATGAACAAAGTCACAGGCGGAACAAAAGTAGAATCTGGCTTGGTAGATATATCTCCCGAAACAATGAAGTATTTGACAAATGCGCTTACCGGATCGGCAGGAACGCAAGTTTATAAATTTGTAAACTCTATTTACACTTCTTCAATGAATGCTGAAGAAATGGGATTACATAATTTACCTGTCGTATCGGGGTTTGTTAAAGAAAACACTATTGACTCTTATCGTAATGTTTATAACTCACAACGCAAAGAAGCAAAAGATATTTACGATAAGTTTAAAAAATATGAAAAATTAGGTGATGATGACGCTACTGATAAATTTACCAGTAAACATCAACCTACGCTCGACTTCTACGATGAAACCAAATTGATTATCAAAGAGGTAAAAGATTTGCGAGATAAGCAAGATGAAGCACGAGTTGAAGGCGATAAGGCGTTAGTCAAAGAGCTTGAAGCTGAAGAAAAACAACTATTGATTGAATACAGTTACCAGTATAATCAACGTCAGTAGTAATCACTTGGCGCTACATACCGTAGCGCCCTTTAACTAGGAAAAGAAGATGGAAGAATTAGCAGTTACAATTACACGCGATGCCCAAGGTCAATACACTGTTGAAACTGAAAACCAACAAGAGCAAATGGCTGAAGGTGGTGAAGGCGCAATGGAAGGTATGGCAGAAGGCATGGGCGCAGGTGTTCAAAAAGCGCGTGACCTTAACGATGCTTTGAAAATTGCCAAAGGTCTTTTAGAAGGTGGGGAATCAGCAAGCGCTGAGTCATTATTTACAAAAGGCTTTGGCGGTGAAGAAGGCGGTATGGGTATGGGCGGTGCGCCAGCACAAGCCGCGCCTATGGGTAAACCAACTAGACCTGCGATGATGTAATATGGATTTTGAAGCTCTAAGCAAGCTCACTTCCAAGCAACGTGCTTTCTTGACCCATTACTTAGGTAATGGGCAGGACGGTACTAAAGCGGCTATTGCAGCGGGATATTCAGATAAGGCGGCAAGTAAACAAGCCTACACCCTTCTCAATAATCCTAATGTGCAAGCAGCGTGGAAAGAAATGGGAGAAGTGACGTCCAGTCATCATGCGATTGTGACCGAGATTCGAGAACAGTACGCGGCTAATATTGCATCTATTTTTGAGATACAGGAATTTTGGACTAAACTCGTCCGCAGTAACAAAGATGAAAATGGTGATTATATTAAGTTAGATGCGCGTATTCGAGCCAGTGAATTGCTTGCTAAGAATATGGGTATGTTCGTTGATAAGATTGAACACAGCGGTAAGGATGGTGCAGATTTACCATGTATTACCTTAAACTTCATTAAATCCGATACGACAATAAACAATGGCTGAAAACCTAGATGTACATTTCCCAGAGAAACTCCAATTCTTGTTTGCTCCGAAACGTTATAAAGTAGCACACGGAGGAAGGGGCAGCGGGAAAAGTTATAACTTTGCACAAGCACTGATTCTTTTAGCGGCTCAAAAACCCATGCGCGTATTATGCACACGGGAGATTCAAAAAAGTATTAAGCAATCGGTGCATTTGCTTTTATCCGATCAAATTCAAAGACTTGGACTTGGGGCATTCTTTACTGTCCTTGAAACAGAGATTCGTGGGATGAATGGATCGCTGTTTATGTTTGCCGGTTTAGCGCAACATACAGTTGAATCTATCAAGTCTATTGAAGGCTGTGATATTGTATGGGTAGAAGAAGCGCAAACGGTAAGTAAGAAAAGTTGGGATATTCTTATTCCGACAATTCGTAAAGATGATTCTGAGATTTGGGTGAGTTTCAATCCAGACTTAGATACGGATGATACTTACACACGATTTGTACTTAATCCTGCGCCAAGTGCAACTGTTGTTGAAATGAACTTTAGTGATAACCCTTATTTCCCTAAAGAGCTTGAAGCAGAGCGTCTACATTGCATGACAACCAATCCAGAGGACTATGATAACATTTGGCTTGGTAAATGCCGTAGCGCTGTAACAGGTGCTATCTATGCGAATGAAGTTAACGCTGCAACGATGCACGGCAGAATTTGTAATGTTCCTTATGATCCATTACTTAAAGTTCATGCTATTTGGGATTTGGGTTGGAACGACTCGATGTCAATTCTTTTAGTACAAAAAGTCCGAAGTGAGATTCGGATCATTGAAAGTATTGAGGATGACCACAAGACCTTAGATTATTATGCTGGACTATTGAATAGTAAGAAGTATAATTGGGGGTATGATTACCTGCCACATGACGGGCGCACTAAAGATTTTAAAACCGGTAAAAGTACAGAAGAACTTTTAAAGGCATTTGGACGTAAAGTAAAGATAACGCCTAATATGCCAATTGAATCGGGAATTAAGGCGGCTCGTTTAATGTTCTCGCAATGTTACTTTGATAAGGTACACGCAATTCGATTGCTCGAATGTTTAAAGCGCTATCGTCGAAGTATCAACCCAAGAACAAATGAAGCAGGCGCACCGCTCCATGACACTTATAGTCATAGTGCAGATGCCTTTAGATATTTAGCAGTCAATGCTGAGAGTTTAAGCAATGAAGATAGACGCGCTCCTGTTGCTGCGCCAAGATGGCAACCGTATGATAGCGGTGTCGGATATTAATTTAATTGGAGATAGTCATGTCATTTTTTGATAATATGGTTCACAAGGTTTCAGATGGCGCAAAGAAAGCCGTTGATGAAGCGGCTGGCGCAGTTACTGATGTGTCACATGGTGATATTGCAGGCGCAGCGCAACACGTTGAAAATATTCGTGAAATTCCTCAAGATACTGTCATTGATATTGCGAAAGCAACTATTAACGAAATTATCTAAAATGCTTTATAATTAACGTCGAGATGATGTTACGCCATGTCGTGATGACAGAGCAAACTCCTTTAACTGGAACTAAGAGATGATAGACGATTCTAAAATTGACAGACTAGACCGATTCGGAAAAGCACTTTTGTCCAAAAGACAGAAGGCTATCCAAGCTCGTAAGAAATCGGGCATAGAAGAAATTTGGGATCAAGACAGTGAATATTATGAGGGTATTGATGATGCCAACCGTGGTGAAGTCAGTACCTCCATTACCAAAAATCTTGTAGACCGTGGTGGCTATTCGCGTGTAAATAGAAAGCGAATTGGCTCAAACGTGTTTATGAATATCACTAAGCAATACACAGATATTGCTGCCATGTCACTTGCTGATATGCTCTTTCCAGTTGATGATGCGAACTTTGAAGTTCGCCCAACGCCTAAACCTGCCACAATGGAATTACTGCAAGTAAAACCCGTTGATGTCGGTATCGTGATGTATAAGAATCAACAAATGCCTGTTGAGCAATTTGAAGAAACGATTAAACAAGACGCAAAGAAAAAAGCAGAAGAAGCTCAAAAGCAAATTGAAGATTGGCTTGTTGAAGCGCATTGGAATCGTGAAGTTCGTAAAGTGCTTCGAGATTCAGCTATTCTGGGTACAGGTGTTGTTAAAGGCTGTTATCCAATTATTGATGAGCAAAACTCTGTACACAAGTTATTTCAAAAGCAAATGCCGACACCTCAAGGCGAAATGCAAGCAGAAGGTGTTGCGGATGTTAAAGTTGTTGAAATTCGTCCAGCATCAAAACGTATTGACGTAAGAAACTTTTATCCCGATCCTGCGTGTGGGGATGATATTCACAGCGGTAGTTTTGTTTGGGAACGTGACTATATTACGAAAAAAGAATTGCGTAATTTACGCAAAGCAAAAGGTTACATTTCTTCTCAAATTGATTTAGTGCTTAAAGAAGGCGCTGACGACGATTTAGAAAAGAAACGTGATAAGACTAACTTTGGCGACAGATTTGAAGTGTGGTACTACTATGGCGAAGCTACTAAAGAAGACCTTGAA